GTCAAACAACTTGTAGATCATGCACGACAGAGAATGACTGAACGTCCAATAAATGCCTTGTATTTTTCTGCGATAGGCAAAAGTCGCCAAAAACTCTATTCCCGTTTGTCTCAAAGTCTTGCACAACTATATGGTTGGAAGTTCACAACTGACCCGGCTTTAATGCCTATGAATAGCCCACCTGACCAAAAGGGATATTTAATATACAAGCCAGAAATTGAAAGTCGTATAAAAAATCCCAAAATACAAGAAATACCCGAGGCAGTTGATGTTGGAGCAGCATTATCGATCTTCGATATTGATGACACTCTTATGAAAACTCATGCCGCAGTGTATGTAGTCAATCCGCAAGGCCACCGCCGCAAACTCTCTGCGCAGGAATTCAATCACTACGAACTAAAACCACAAGAATATTTTGATTTTCAGGAGTTTGAAGACAGCGATTTGTTTCACGACACAAGTGAACCCATTGCGCAAATATGGCGCACTGCACAAAACACACTGGCAAATACCGGGCGCCGACCCGGAAGTCGTGTGGTGATAATCACCGCACGGGGACCATTCAATAACACAGAAAAGTTCCTGAAAACGTTTGAAAAACATGGTTTGGACATCAGCAAGGTGCGAGTGTTTACAGTGGGCGGTGCCAGGAACAAAAAACCACTTATCCGCCAGTTATTGCAGCAACACAACTATACTGAAACACGTATTTTTGATGATCATTTGGGCAACTTGAAAGATTTTTTAAGTTTAAGTTCAGAGTTTCCACATGTGACGTTTAAAGCATTTGGTGTAGGGCCGCAGGGACAAGTGGGAAATCCTGTGATTGTAAAAGGAACAGACGATGTCTAACTTGGTGATACTTGGGGCCAACAGCTCTTATGTCCGTGAGCGTGGTGCCATTGCCTACAGTGATGATGGCACGATTTGGACGCACAGTATTTACAGCAGCAATCCCCAGTTGTATCACAGTTTGGCAGGAGCAGTGACAATAAATGGTTTGGTGATTGCCATAACCACCCGTGGTGATATTGCAGTGGGAACCAGTTTGCAGGATATTGGCCAGGGACCCAGTATTGGCGGCAATCAGGGCTGGTTTCGTCCCACAAGCATGGCAACAGACAACCAAGATGTTTTAATAGCTGGTTTATACAAAAGCAACACTCTAGTGGAAACAGGCACCATCTACACAAATCAGGAAAACGACAGTCTTTTGTATGCTGATACCAGTAATATTTTAATCACAGACACAGTGGCCCCGGAAGATATTATAGCATTTACAGGAACCCAAGCTGTTATATACTATCCCTTGGTACAGTTTGGCGGCAACAGCATAATTTATAGTATTCAACACCATGTAAATGCTCCTGTGGCAACAGGACAGGAAAATGTCTGGGTGGCTACAGGACGTGTCAACAATCAGGGCACAATATGGTATAGCAACAACCAAGTCAATTGGAACACTGTGGCTGTGCCTGAGGAGTTTAGCTCAAGAACCATTTACACCAGTGCCATACGAGATAACATATGGTATTTTGGAGCCTGGGGCATTATTTTAACAGCTGATAAGCTGGTAAATCCCACCTGGGAAGCCAGTCAGGAACTGGTGGTAAATCAAGCCCAAGCAGATGTGCGATGGATTTCTATTAGCCCTGATGACAACATGCTGGCTGTGGCAAGTGGTGCAATTTTTTACAGCGCAGATGGCACAAGCTGGGCTGCATATCAAAAACCCGGTTACAGTTTTCGTGGAGCACAATGGTTTGCTGGTAAATGGCAAGTAGCCAGTAGCAGTTTAATGCCCAGTTTGTTGTTTAACAGTGCCAATGGGCAAGATTGGTCCACAGTAAAGGTAACTGTGGATGCTCAAGATATTGTTGTACTGCCTTGACAACCTGCTAGGAATAGCACACAGTTAGCAAAACACAAGGAGACAAAAACATGTCACTGGGCGTAATGGACCCCGCAGATAAAGCACGACTTACCAATCTGGTAAATGAAGGTGTTCAGGTAATGAACGATATTCATGCCCTAAAGGAAAGTCTCAAGGAGACTGTGGACACAGTAAGTGAAGAAATGGATATCAAAAAGAGCGTGCTAAACAAAGCCATCCGCATTGCTTGGAAAAACACACAAAATCGCAATGCCCTGGAAGACACACGAGAAGAACTTGATGAGGTAGAACAAGTTCTCATGAACGCTGGTCTTAAAGTATAATACACTATTACAAGAGGTAGAGTATGACTTATATTGATGGATATGTTGACAGAGAAAAGAACATAGTTCACATAGTGGAACGTAATGGTCAGGGCCAGAGAAACTTTGTAACATATCCCACTCAATATGTTGTTTATTGGCCACAGACCCAGGGCAAATATACCAGCATCTTTGGGGACAAAGTTACCAAGTTTCAAACTAGTCGTTATCAGGAGTTTCAACGTGAACTTCGCATGTTGCACAAGGAAAATCTCCTGGAAAGCGACATTGACCCCCTGTTCCGATGCTTGTATCAAAACTATCGGCACAGTGAAACGCCACATTTGCATGTGGGATTTTTTGACATTGAAGTTGATTGGCACTCGGAACGAGGTTACAGCAGTCCAGATGAAGCATTTAATGAAATCACAGCGGTAAGTGTGTATCTCAGTTGGCTGCAACGTTGCGTGACCTTGGTAGTCAAGCCCAAAAGCTGGAGTGTGGAACAAGCACAGGCAACAGTGGATCAATTTCCCGATACCATGCTGTGTGTGGATGAATCTGAACTGCTGGATATATTTCTTCAGCTTATTGAAGACTGTGACATCATAAGTGGTTGGAACTCCACCACTTATGATATTCCCTATATCTACAAGAGAATTCTACAAACACTGGGCAGGGAACATACTCGCAGGTTGTGTTTGTGGAATCGTCAACCCAGCAAACGCGAGTTTGAAGCCTATGGCAAAAAACAAGTGACTTATGATCTTGTTGGTAGAGTTCACTTGGATTATTTGGACTTGTATCGCAAACATACATACCAGGAATTGCACAGTTACAAACTGGACTTTGTGGGTGAACATGACACAGGCGAACGTAAAGTGCCTTATGAAGGCAGTTTGGATCAGCTGTACAATCGTGATTTCGGCAAGTTTATTGAATATAACCGACAAGACGTCATGCTGTTGGTCAAGATTGATGTCAAGAGAAAGCTTATTGATCTTTGTAACAATCTGGCACATCAAAACTGTGTTCTGCTGGCTACCACACGTGGAAGTGTCAAGCTTATTGACCAAGCTATTGTAAATGAAGCCTGGGACAACAACTTGGTGGTTCCCAATCGTCCACAAAATGCTCGAGATCAAGACGATGATTATCAACAAGAAGAACTTGATGAAGATTCTGAACTCGAGCAAGATCTTGGCATTGTGGGAGCATATGTGGCTGATCCTGTGCAAGGCATGCATGAATGGATTGGTGGTGTTGACATCAACAGTCTGTATCCCAGCACTATTCGTGCGCTGAACATGAGTCCTGAAACCATAGTGGGGCACATCAGGCCTCTGCAAACACAAGCTTTGATTAAAAAGCGCATGACACAAGAGAAAAAGTCATTTGCAGAAGCCTGGCAGGGCATGTTTGGAACACTGGAATATCAGGAAGTGCAAAAACGCAGTGATATTCCTCTTACTGTGGATTTCACAGAAGGCGGACACTTGATGGTCACAGCACAAGAGCTGTCACATTTGGTTTTCAACAGCAATCGCGGCTGGATGATCAGTGCAAATGGCACTATCTTTTCGCAAGAACGCATGGGAGTAATCCCGCAGCTTCTGGCTCGTTGGTATGCAGATAGAAAAAAGATGCAAAAAACCATGAAAGAATATGCCAATCTAGCCGACAAAGAAACTGATCCTGATAAAAAGTCAGAATATCAAAAACTCACCGTGTTTTATGATCAACGACAGCTGATTCAAAAGATTTTGTTGAACTCACTATACGGCGCTATTGGTAACTCCGGTAGTAGATTCTTTGATGAACGAGTAGCGCAAAGTGTGACACTCAGCGGTCGCTGTATCGTCAAACACATGCAAAGCAAAATAAATGAGATCATTACTGGAAACTATGATCATGTGGGCGCAAGTTGCATATATGGCGACACTGACTCGGGATATTTCTCAGCATATCCAGTTATGAAAGATCTTCCTGAGTTTCAGGATTTTGCCTGGACCAAGGAAGCTGTTATTGACCTATATGATAAAATTGCCGATTTAACAAATGACAGTTTTCCTGAGTTTATGAAACAGGGGTTCAACTGTCCGGAAAACAACGGCGCTATCATTCGTGCTGGTCGTGAACTGTGTGCTGAACGTGGAATCTTTATCAAGAAGAAACGCTATGCTGTGTTGATATTTGATAAAGAAGGCAAGCGAAAAGATCTTGATGGTAAACCCGGTGAAATCAAAGCCATGGGACTGGATCTCAAACGCAGCGATACACCACGTGTGGTTCAAGATTTTCTCATGAGTGTGCTTACTCAAGTTCTTACTGGTAGTTCACAGCAGCAGGTTATAGAAAAAATCGCAGAGTTTCGCAAAGACTTTGCCAGCTGGCCGGGTTGGATTAAAGGCACCCCCAAGAGAGTCAATAAGTTGAGTTTTTATCAGCAGGCCAAGCGCAATAATGAAACTTGGACTTTTGGTGAAAAGACCAAAAAGACAAACTTGCCAGGTCACGTTTTAGCTAGTTTGAACTGGAACCGACTATTGGAGTTGTATAATGATCACAGCAGCATGAAAATACAAGACGGTGCTAAAATCATTGTATGTAAACTTCGCGACAATCCCTTGAACATGACCAGTATTGCCTATCCTATTGATCAGGATCATCTTCCCGAATGGTTCAAACAACTGCCCTGGGATCATAGTGAAATGGAAACCACACTTATTGACAAAAAAGTTAAAAATCTACTTGGCGTGCTGGCTTGGGATCTAGATAGCAGCCGCAAAAAATCATCAGCAGGCAGTTTGTTTTTTTAAACTGCTTGATTCCTGCCTGCAAAGCAGTTATTATTCTCGCTATACAAGGAAAACTTCATGACACTGAAAGACATCTTTAAAGAAATCAACCAGTATGTTGCAAATACTGGCATGTTTGACAAAATCAAAGTCTACGTGGAAAACAATCAGCTTCAAGTGGAAGCTTATGA